GGTGGGGGGAAGGTGGGGATATAAATTGAAATCGCGAAGTAGCAAGAATGCGATGCACGATTTGTTAAGGTTGCCGCGAAGCTCGCACGCAGTGCGGGCTGGCTTATTAGATCGCCGACGCTCGTCGGCGGCACCTTAACAAACGTGCGCAGTGGATCTCGCGGAGAGCGAGAATGAAAGTGTAGCGGCGCGGAACTCGGTTTCGCGTCGCCGCAGAGCCCCACCATTTCCGACGCGTTGCGGGATCGGAAATGTTAAGGTTGTGCGCGAACGCAGCCGTCAAGCATTCCCAAGCGAAGATGCGAAAGTAGAGCGACCGGTTTCCGGCGCGTTTAGAGTTGTTAAGGTTGAGCACCGCGAGGTGCTCACCTTAACAAAGCGTTTGAAGGATTTCGTCCTTTGAGCGCTTTGTTAAGGTTAGCAATTCGGCTAATCATTCAAGGAGATGTTAAGATGACTACCAACGAGAAAGCAATGCTTGACGAAATGAATGCACGCGATGCCGAGTATATGATAGCTTGGCGGCCGGAGCTCGAAGCTAAGGTAGCTCGGCTCGCAACCAAGCTCGGCAAGCAAGCAGCGATCAAGGATTACTATATGTCGGGTCGCTACATCCGCGCAACGGTTGAAGTTGAAGGCGAGACGAAGCTTCGCAAGTTCTACTTCCGCTTCGGCTGGCATAACAGTTAGGTCGAGATTGGGGAGTCGCGAGATTCCCCAACCTTAACAAATCGTGGAGCTTCGGTTCCACGATTTGTTAAGGTTAGCAATTCGGCTAATCGTTCAAGGAGATGTTAAGATGACAACACAACGTTCGTTCGTCACCGATTTTGAAGTCGTCGTTTGGGATCGTTTGGCCGAACGCGATGATGCTACTTTTACTGTTCAGGCTGCGACCTGGGAAGACGCCGTTAAAGCAGCTCGAAGTCACATCTGTCGAATAGGCTACGATGTGAACGAGAATTGCTACGAAGGCCAATTCGTCATCAAGAGCATCGTGTGCGGCACTCCGAACGATCTAGTTTTGTAAGCGGGAAGGGGAGCTTCGGCTCCCCAACCTTAACAAATCGTAATCGCGGTTGATTACGATTTGTTAAGGTTGTAGCATTTCGGCTACACCATTCAAGGAGAGCAAAATGGATACACTTAAGTTGTTCGAGCACCGCAAGTTGATGCGAGAAAAGATGGAGCGCGAAGGTCGGACTTACTTCGTCACGATCCGAGCAATCGGTTCCGATCACAAGCTTCATCGCATCGACCGCAGCTGCGATTACAAATCGCTCGATGAAGCTCGCACGGCTCTTCGGCTCCTAATGAATCTTCGTGATGCGAAGAAGGAAGGATCCGTTGCAACGATCTTCCGCGTCGGCGCCATGGAATATCCCGAGACCATCGAGCACGCAGTTTGGCATGATGGCGAGCTTCGGCAAGCTTACCGCACGTCGAAGAAATGGTATGAAGAAGTAGCGCCATTCATCTTAACAAGCTACTACTTCAACGGCATGCAAGGCTTACCGCCGTTCCTGCGGGAAGAGTTGATGTTGCAGGATTAGCTGAACAGCAGTATCCCAACCTTAACAAATGTTAAGGTTGGGGCAGGTGCCGTTCAGCACCAATAAGGAGAGTCAACATGAAACAGCTTTTCGCACTTGCACTATTCGGGCTCGTCGTGTTCGTGGGAGTCGCATCATTCCTGGGCTCCACGAACCCGATGCTTTGGGCTCGGTAGAGCTTCACATCCGTACCTTAACATTTGTTAAGGTACGGGCAGGGGTGCTCTACCCCACGCTACGTTCCCCTACCCTACGCACATCATGGAAGTTCAAAATCTGCTGAGCAGCGTAGGACGGCACGGACGACGTCATATCCGCTTCAGCTTCTTCTTCGCCAATTCGGGCAAGGAGAGCATTCGCAGTTTGTTAAGGAGAGCAGCAATGGCACTCACAGTTTCAGATTTACGCGACATGTTGGAAGGGCTCGATGACAACCTGGAAGTTCGGTTCGCAGCGCAGCCAAACTGGCCATTCGAGTACAGCATCGACAAAGTTGAAGTCGTCAACCCGAATGCCCCATCTGACGACGAAGAGCGCGAGTACGAAGATGCGCTTTACGAAGCCCGTCAGATCGAAGACCCCGAGAAACGCGAAGCCGAGATCAAGGAGCTTCGTGACGGCTGGATCGCGATGCAGGAGTCGAACGAAGCTGACAACGTGCTGGAAGTAGTGTACCTGGTGGAAGGCAATCAGATCGGCTACTTACCAGGCATCGTCGCTAGTGCGATTGGTTGGGGTCGCGGGTAGGTTTGAACGCTCGTTCGTTTGAACCTTAACACTTGTTAAGGTTCAAATAGGGATCGTTCAATCCCAAAGGAGAATCAAATGGCACAAAGCAAGGCAATCTACGTTCACATCATCATGCGAAAGGGCAATCACAGCGTCATGATCGATCGACGCGATGAGAGCATGAAGCACGGGCACCTTAACAATTATCACAAGCCCACAATCAGCAGCATGAACCGGCTACTCAGCTTGGATATCATCAAGCATGGCGACGTCGTGCTGTACGCCGATGGTTGGAGCTCCATCTGGACGCCGAGGATGCGACTCATCGTGATACCTGGTTACGTTCGGAGCTATTGAACGCTCGTTCGTTTGAACCTTAACACTTGTTAAGGTTCAAATAGGGATCGTTCAATCCCAAAGGAGAGCAACATGCTTACAACCATTCTGTTCAACAATTTCGACAGCAGGCAAGCCTTCATCGTGCGTGCTCAGACGAAAGCCAATCTCGTCGCCAACATCGCAGCTGAGATTGTGAAGCACAATATGAGTGACGTCTGCACGAACGACCTCGACACCAATGAAGCGGATGGCATCGAGCACGCAGGCGTCGAGCTTACGTATGTGGAATGCTACGCTCACTTTGAAGTGAGTGAAGATGGTGGTGCGAATTCGGAGCACTACCGTAACTTCGCCGAAGCAGCCACGGAGTTCGCCAAGCTCGTCGTTGATGCAGGCTACTACAATTCGTAGTTGAACGCTCACATCCCAACCTTAACATTTGTTAAGGTTGGGTCAGGGATCGTTCAATCCCGAAGGAGAACAAAATGCTACACGAATCGTTCGAATTCAAAGTGCAAGTGCAGAACCCGTCTGATCGGTTGCCCTGGGAAATGCTTCCAGTGCTCTTCACTCGGTCGTTCGATGTCGAGCATTACGACGACGCCATCAAGCTCGCTGCCAAGCTTGCCGACACGGTCTCCGGTCTCACGCATTGCGAAGTGCGATGGAACCACTGGGGCTCAGGGCAAGGCCACTACGTCGCTTCGCTCGACACGAAGATGGGTCGCTAGGTCAAGATGGGCTCCTGTGAAGGAGCCCACCTTAACAAAGCGTCTCAAGGATCCAGTCTTTGAGCGCTTTGTTAAGGTTAGCAATTCGGCTAATCATTCACGTTTGTTAAGGAGAGCACCAATGACACCTAATCGTTCCAAGATCATCGATCAGATTCGAAAGCTGATGGAGATCACCAATCCCGACTCGGGAGCCTTCGAAGGCGAGATGGCGAATGCCTCCGCAGCGATGCAACGACTGATGGACAAGTATTCCATCGGCATGGACGAAGTACATGCTGCGAATAACGTCGTTATCGACGAAGCGTTTGGAACACGAAATGCGGACGCGATGTTCGGCGTCATCAAGCAGTGGCACTGGCACTTAGCCCGCATCATCGGTCGCATCACGCACACCAAGCACTTCAGCACCGCCAAGCACTCAGAAAGCGACACACCGATGAAGACCGCCTACGGCTACGAACGGACGTGGGGCAAAACGATTGGCTTCTATGGCAAGGAGAGCAACGCAGAAGTAGCTTCGCAGCTCTTCGTCGAGTGGCTCAACAAGCTCACTGTGATGGCGATGGTAGCGACTGGCGAGTATTGCAAGATCCTCTGCAGTGGCTACGGAGTAGCTAGCGCCTATCGCATCAGCGGGCTCGGCGAAGACCACCCCAACGTTTGGCGGGCATCCTGGTTGAAGGGCTGCCTCCGCACGATCGAGAATTCACTAATCGACCAGGAGCAGGAGCGCACCGAGAAGATCGAATCGGCGCTCGTGCTCTACGATGAGAATCTCGCAGCCAAGTGGTTGGAGCACTCGAAGGGCTTTCGCACCATCAGCTTCGGCGACAACGCTTTCAACGTAGCTGGGTATCATTCCGGCTCAGAAGTAGGCGCTACGCTCCACATCGGTCAGAAAGCAGTGACCGGTCGTAACAAGCAGCTTTCAGACTGAACGCTCGTATCTCAACCTTAACAAGTGTTAAGGTTGAGTCAGGGATCGTTCAATCCCAAAAGGAGATTCACAATGGCAGTCTTAGGCTTTCAGCTTCACATTACGGTCGACTTGGATTTCGAAGCAATCGCAGACGAGCTCGTCAACAAGGGCGAAGACGTCAAGACGGTCGACGAGATTCGCGAGATGTGGAATCGGGGCGAGCTCGAAGAGTTCTTGGGTGAGCACTTCGAATCGCATGAGCTCGTTCAGATAGCTGAGCCCGATGGGTGCAGCCACTATCCGATTCAGGTCGGCTCGGGCTACATGAGCCACTAATTGAACGCTCGTATCTCAACCTTAACACTTGTTAAGGTTGAGTCAGGGATCGTTCAATCCCAACAAGGAGAACAATATGTTAAGGTATCAGCTCACGTTCAAAGGCGACATGGTGCACGTAGAGTACTTCGGCGATGGCGTCGAGATCTCGATGTGGAAAACACTCGCCGAGTTCAACGACTGGCTTCAGGCTCGCCGGTTCAGCATTTCGGGCAACTTGGTTGATGCGAGGTGATGACATGCCACGCACAAGCTTGATTCCCTCCGACTGGAGAGCACGTCGCAACGGTCAGACAGCACACATCGAAGTCGTCAGCGGTGGCAATGATCTCATGGATCGAAGTTATTGCATCTGCTACGAAGACGACGAGACAGGTGCCATCAAGTGGGACTCTGAAGAGTTCGACATCGCTGATGGTGATGCTGCTATCAAGCGAGCCGAGACTCGAGTAGGCACGCTGACCTTCGCCAGACGCACCCGCAACAAGAGATTGCACGGCTGCGGGATCAGTTACGCCTACTACGATTGAACTACACATCCCAACCTTAACATTCGCTAAGGTTGGGTCAGGGTCGTTCAACCCAAAAGGAGATGCAACATGACTAATCTGAGAGTAACGTTTCGCAACATCGCCCAGGTCGTACTCTACGAGTGCGAGTTCAAGGGACAGTTCAGCGACGGCAACTGGGAGAACGCTGAGCCCTACGATGCGTGGAAGCAGCCGTGTGATGCAGTCGCCAGCGTTGCAAAGCCTGGTGAAGCCCTCGGCACGCACAACTTCTACCCGCGCATCCTGTACGGCTTCTCGAGCCCGAACCTGCTCGACTGCTGTGGCGATCGAATGATCTTCTGGGTCAAGAGTGCCATGGCATATCCCGAGAAAGTGCAGGAGATGATCGCCAATGAGTGGACTTGGGAGACCGATCACGCTCAGGATCCGAAGATTGCTCTGCAGTCCTACACACTCGCTCAGCTCAAGACCGACCTGCGCGATATGAGTCGCATCTGGGCTGGCCGTCCTTCTGCTGAAGAAGAACGCGCTCAGAAGAAAGCCGAGAAGGCTCAGCGGGAGATCGACGACCGCGAGTACAAGCTTCGCCAGATTGAGAGTAATCGAGCATATGCGCGAAAGCTCCTGACCGAGCGCGTTGCTAAGCTTCAGGAAGACCTCGGCAAAGCCCAAGCTGAGCTAACACAGTACGAATAATTGAACGCTCGTATCTCAACCTTAACACTTGTTAAGGTTGAGTCAGGGATCGTTCAATCCCAAAAGGAGAACATCATGAAGCTAGTTGGTGAGTACAAGTCAATCCAGTTCGTTCACACGAACTGGTGGCTGTGCAAGTGTGGCGACTACCCCGAGCACTCAGTGCTCGCAGGACAGTTCAGCCGTCAGCTGTGCACCGCCTACGATTCGAAAGAAGAAGCCGTCGCAGCCAACCCCGGCGTTCAGGTCGAAGAGACCTACATCATGGAGTCTGGTCTCGTTCCCAGCTGTGCACCGTTGGACTTCGACCCAGGCTACTGTGGTGAGTCGTGGGAGGAGCCATCATGATCAGCAGACATGGCTATCCCCATTCCGATGACGTCGACGACGCGATGGACGAAGCTAAGCTCGAAGCTGTCGCCAAGAAGTTCTTTGACGACTACAAAGCCGAGTTGATCGAAATCGGCTACGAGCAAGCAAGCTGCAACGACGAAGGTCTTGTCGATGCAGGTGATGCTCTTCGACTCCTAGCCGAACGTGATTTCTTCAGGATGTCCGACAGCGACCGCGGGACACTCGCGTACTTGAGCGATCGGATCGTAACGTTCGTCACGAAGGCATTCGATGCTGAGTTCACTCAGGACTTCAGCGGGCTAGATCAGAATAGCCACGGGAGGGTACGATAATGTTCGCAACCTTAACAGAGCAGATTGAAGTTGTGAACCAAGTCATTCGTGATGTCAAGAGAGACATCGTATGCGCAGATGACGACAGAGAGCAGGTCGAGTGGTTGACAGAGAGAATCAAAGTTCTCGAAGACATCCGGACGACGCTGACGCGTCTTCAAGAGACAGTTCGCTTCTTCGTCGAAATCACCAAGCCATCTATCATGCACGAATAAGGAGAGATGAGATGAAACAGAAACTAACACCGAGGGGCAGGTTGGACTTCCAAGACGTTGTGGAGTTCGAACGCTGCACGACCAACGATCCTGTTGACGTTGTCATCGGGCTCACTCGCTACTTGGACGCCTACGGAGAAGACGGGCTTCACGATCTCGTCGGCTTTATCACGTTTGGTTGTAGAGCCAACATGACCGAGATGGAGATCGCTGCCACGATCGGTCACGATCTGAATGGAGCAGGGAGTCCAGGCTTCTCACCTCGATCACACGGTTACGGTAAGCACACTGACTGAACGCTCGTTCGTCTGAACCTTAACACTTGTTAAGGTTCAGATAGGGATCGTTCAATCCCAAAAGGAGAAACTCATGAAACCTAATCCCTACACTCTCGATGGCTACAGCAAGGGAGCTCGAGAGATCACGCTCAAGACAATGGAGACCGGTGACCCGGATCCTAACTACGAGCCCTTGCATGTCGACAAGCTCGCACGGTCGATGACGCCATCGAACTTCACTTACTTCATGGAGAAGTTCTTCAACAGTATGAACCACACCGTTCGGGATGGCGTGAAGTTCGGGCAAGCAATGATCGAGTTTCACCCATCAGTTCAGGCAAACGCTGTTACCTGGCTACTCGGTGTCCTAATAGGAATCTCTTCCCAGAAGTACACTGATGCACGCAATGACACAGCTATCAAAGCTGCTCGTCTGATGGTCTTAGCTGGGAAGCAGAAGTACGACTTCCAGTACATCATCGATCAGGAGACAATGGAATGATCACAAAACGTCAGCTTCACAAGATTCAGCAAGCTCAGAAGATGATGCAGGACACTCACAAGATTCTCGAGAGCATCATCGTCGAGGTGCAGAAGAGTGCGAACGTTGTTGCTCCAGGCACTCTCATGCGTCTCATCTCTATTCGAGATCATCTCTTCGACGATCTCACGGGAGGCGTCAACGGGATCGTTCACGATGCGATTCACGCTGGCGTCGAAGGGATCGATCTAGTGCCAACTGAGATTCTCGTTCTCGCCTCCGAAGCTCGTCGTCGCATTCTTCTCGTCCCTGGTGGCTATCGCTTCGAGAAGCTGTATGGGGAACAGCATTGGGAGCGGATGACTGAGCGAGATAATCTCGACGGGTTGAAACAAGCTTCGTTCACCTACTTTGGTGAAAACATCTACCACTTAGCTGATCAAGCGAGAGTCGAACTCGCACGCATCGCTGATCTTCCGTGCGGGTAGATCTGAACCTTCACATCCCAACCTTAACAAATGTTAAGGTTGGGTCAGGGACGGTTCAGTCCCAAAAGGAGAGCAATATGAGCCTGCAGTATGATTCACGTAAGAGTGTACCCCCGTTGCCCGACAGCAAGAATGACTCAGCGTTACGCGAGGTTCTCATCTTCGGGTCGATCACGTCGGGGATACCCGAGATCACGAAAGAGAACTGGCATGAAGTCTATGCCCGTCTTCACTTGACCGAGATCTCGTGTGGTGCGTTCCGCACGATGGTGCAAGACGAAGGTCTCGTCGACGTTCTTCTCACTCCTGAAGATGTCAGACGTTGGATCGGGTTGAGCACAAACGCTACTCCGAAGACTCGTCCTCAGTTCATCAAGCGGTTCAACTACGACCTAGACAACTTTGTTAAGGTTGCCAAGGAGATCGACAAGGAGGTGACTCATGACGTCGAAACCAAAGACGCCGCCGCTGGCGAGTGACTTGATCGCCATCGTCATCATGCTCATCATCTTGATCGTGCTCGCTTCGAGAGCAGGGTGGTGAGCATGACACAGCAAAGTAGAATCGATCAGCTAATATCTCAAGGCGTCAACGGTACTGCAGCTCAACGAATCATCTCGCTGCAGGATCAATGCGAGCAGCTTCGAGCTGTTATCTCCGAGATGAGACTTGATCTCAGTTGGATTCAAGCTCAGATCGATGCCGGTCGTCTCGGCAAGTTCAAGATCACATTGATCGAGGGAGACGACAATGAGTGAGATGATTTCGATCGAGATGGCAACTGCTGCACGTCACATCGCCCATCTGTTCCCAGCAGCCTTCCCGAAGCTGTCGTATACGAATCGAGTTGCTTCGGCAGCTCGTCTCGTTCGTCTCTTCGACAAGGTCGAAGTGGATTTTGAACACTTTCATGTCATCGGGAAGAAGTCCTTTCGGGACAATGCTACGTATGGGCTGTCAACGATCGCCCGCTGGGCAGTTCAGATCGCTAGAGATTGCCCGCTGGTCGAGATATTCGAGACGGACGATCCATCTGAAGTTTCAGTACTTCTGAAGTGGAAACAGCCCTCAGAAGAGTAGAACGCCTATCTGCTCTCGACTGGATGTCGAGAGCAGTCAGGGTAATTCTACCCAACTATGAAAGGAGAATTATGACTCGAGAGACGAATGAGAATGGTACGTTGAATCCTTACGTTGTGCACGGAGGTGAGATTCGAACGGGCGACTTCTTTGGCTACAAAGTCATTGCAGTCGTCCACGATCAGTACTTCTGGGCAGCGTATCGCGGTCTGACTGATTGGAGCGACGAACGAGTTGCTGCTGAAGGAGACAAAATCTCCTATGAAGTTGCTTGTTCGTTGTTCCCCACGATCGCAGGGACAATCCCTCACTACAACACGTAAGCTTGGCTTCGGGAGGAGCTCATGCAGACAAATCGATTCCCAAAAGAGATGCAGGTGAAGAGCCGATCTCATTCAATCGAGCAGCTATCAGGTTCGATGTTCGTTGTCACTTCCGGGACGTCGGGGTCTCAGTACACGATCGTCTTGGGAGACTTAGACATCCCGACCATCTGTTCTTGTGACTGGGGCAAGTACCGCGAGCCTGGTATTCCCTGCGGATGCTCGCATGTCGTCGCAGTTCAGAACTATCTCGCTGAGACCTATGCTCGTCGTCGCATCAGCGTTTGGTCGAAGCCCGAAGATGTAGCACGTCAGCATCGCCAGACGTTCGTTCTGGGTGATGGGTTGATTCTCACGACCCGAAAGATCGGTTCATGATGCTCGAGTTCATGTATCGAGTTCTCGTCGTGATCTGCACAGTGCTCCTGCTGCTGATTATTTCGTTAGTAGCAGGATGCACTGGCACTATCGTATTCATGCTCGCTCGTTGAAAGGAGATCAAATGGCACACACACTTTCGTGCATCGCGTGGCAGCAGAAGATGAAAGCTGAGCACGATGCGTACGTCGCACAGTGGCCTGACTACTGCCAACACTGCGATGGCTTCGGAGAACTTCGGTACTCATACGATCCGTCGCCTGCTGGTGTTTCGCTAGGATCCGGTCACATGGAAGACGCTGACCCCTGCCCCGTCTGCATTGAGACAGGGCACTGCCCACGCTGTGGCAAGCACGTTCCGGGATGGGAGTTCGACTCCTTCGAAGGGAACGAGACCTGCCCGTTCTGCGGGTGGAACCCAGAGTCGCCTGGTTGCCCTCTTGAGAGCGACGAGTGTGACTGTGACAACCGAGATGCTGAAGATGCTCTCGAACGTTCGCGAGCCGATCTTGAAGGCTTCCCGAACGACTAATTCGATTATAATCAGACAAAGGAGATAACACATGCCACACGTAACGCACGTCAAGCACGCACGCAAGGATTACCCGCAAGCGGGTATCAAGAAAGGCGACTCGTACTACTGGTGGGCATTTCGATTCGGGAAGCCACAGATGTCACTCGTAGCTCCAACTCGTCAACAGCTGACGCAGAGTTCGTTTCTGCAAGAGCTGTATGGGATTGAAGATGACATCAGTGCTCTCACCGCTGGCAGCCATCTCGAAGATGAGCTGCCAGAGATCATCAGTCGCATTGAAGATCTCAGCTCGCAGTGTCAGGACAGCTTGTCCAACATGCCCGAGCAGCTTCAGGAGTCTTCGTCCGCAGGTCAGATGCTTCAAGAACGTTCTGACAACCTGGATTCGTGGGCGAGCGACCTCAGCGGGGTCGAGCTCGAAGTCGACGAAGATGCTCTTCGTGAAGAAGCCGAAGGTGAGTTCGATGAGTGGGATGACGCTGATGTTCGTAAGCAGGTAACAGACGAAATGCTTCAGCAGATCAAAGACCCCGACGATGTCGACGAGACCAAAGTCGAGGAAGAAGTCAAACGTCGTCACGACGCTTGGCAGATGGAGCTCGACGATGAAGTAGAGTCAAAGGTCAGCGCAGCCTGGGACACGATCTTGGAAGAAGTTCAGGGCTGCTCGAGCGGGCTCTAATCATAGCACGAACGGTGTGGTTGAAGCAGGTTCGACTCCTGCCCGTTCGTCTGCGTTGCAGACTGGCAGGGCTTGTCATCCCTGTCTCCGATCGGGCGCGATCGTCCGGTTCCAGTCTGCAACGCGTGTTTCTCCCCGAGAAACACCTTGTAGGACATGTTAGGCTGCGTTCGTTTGCAGAATAGGTGTAGTTGTACCCCCGCAGATCTCACGGTCTGCGGGGGGTTTTTTTGTCTCACGTACGCGCAGTTCACGCGCAGCTGAAGCTGCCGGGGAGTTTCAGTATTGAGCGAACTCGCACTACCCAGCTTTGAAATTCTTGCTGGGAGCTGCATCGTTCACTCCGAACTCGAGAATGTCCTCAAGCCATGCTACAGCTACAGCAGCGACTTGAATGATCTCGAACTGCAACTCCTCGGGCTTTCGTTGTAGGATAGCTTTAGCACACTCCCCTGCTTCTTCTATCAGAACAGTGAGCCACTCGAAGCTAGTGAGATTACGATGCTTCCCCCACTTGGCATCTTGACGAACACGTTCAAGATGTATGACATGCATGACTTGATCGAATCTTGTTCTGGTCATTTGACACTCCAGAGTCGTTTTCTTGCGAGCTCTACGTATGAGTGAAGAGTCTCGAACCCGATCGAATGACGCCCAAGACTCTTGGACGCGACGAGAGTTGTTCCACTCCCGCAGAAGGGATCAAGCACCAAGTCGCCAGGATTCGAATATAGTCGAACCAATCGTTCGATCAATGTCAGCGGCTTCTCCCAGGGATGCTCGGGAGGCATGATCAGTCGATCGTCATAGACTCCGATCATTTGACTCCAGTGCAGAGTGTTGAAGGTCGACACCCCTCCACCATATCCGTGTCGCTTGACAAGAATCATTTCGACGAACCTCCCACACTTCTGGGAGAAGTTCTTGGTCGAAGGTGTTTTGACCCAAAACAAGTATTCGTCAGGCTTGAAGAACTGATTCTCGGGCTTGCAGAAGACAACAATGTTCCCCCGACAAACTCGTTGAAGCTCTTCCAAGTTGAAGTCCTTCGTATCATACTCGGGATCAGTGATGATACAATCTGCATAACCATCTTCGAGTGTTCTAAGACTCGCCCATGCCTCACCGTGAACAACTTGATGAAAGGGATGCTCGGGAGTACACTTCTGAACATGATCTCGATCAAAGATGAGAGTTGTCATTTGGCACCCCCTGCGTGCATTGACGATATGACGAGTCTCACGATCTTCAGAACTAGATCATCGAGCTCTGCTAGCGGGAATAGAACTTGACAGCCTCCGTTTGGGCGCTTGACGATCCAAGGTTTGAACAGCGATGCGACTTGACTCGTAAGAGAATACTTTCTCATGTTCTAAACCACCTTTCTTTCCGCGGACCACCCTTCTTGCCATTCTCTGCCGATGCTTTTTCACGATGTACATGGTTTGATGCCTCGAGAGCCTTCAGGGTTGATCGTATCATGTAGTCTGAGAATTCGGGCAGCCCTTCGAGCAGCTGCTCTACTGTCAATCCTTCTGGAGCAGCTTCGAGCAATTGTAACAACTTCAAGGAACTGTCAACAGCTTGTGAGCCCTTGACCATTTCCGCATCTGAGACTTCGACTTCATATCTGTCTGCGAGGTCGAGGAAGCGATACGACCAAGTAGTTCCTGCTGCAGACTTGAATTCAGACTCGACCGAGACCCACCCTTCTGGGTTCGGGCGATCCCCCTTCAGATACAACGACCCTTCGGAGAAGGCATGAAACGCCATCGAGCCATACGAAGACTTCGAATCACCTGCTCCCTTTGATCGATGATGAACGAGAATCACTGAAGACTTCAGCTCAGTCTGAATAATCTGTGCTGTTGCAAAGACACTGTTGCCGACCTCAGAAGCTTTGAACTCGTCTACATCTTCAAGCATTCGAAGAGTAGGGTCGAAGACTACTAGTGCTAGACTCCCATGACGTTCTTTGATTTCACGCAGCCAGGCTAAAAGATCTGCCGTATCCTTCGCTGTAAAGAGGAACTCCCTCGACAAGTCTAAGTACAACGGGAGATGTATCTTTGGGAAGAAGATATCAGGGAGACTCACTCTACCACCAAGACCCTTCGAGATCAAGATCTTCTGGAAGCGATCTTGAAGTAGGTAATCAGGGTCTTCCTTCGTGATGATGACGACCGGTCCGGCTACAGGAACATCGAACTTCCCGAGAAACGGCTTGCCGGAGGCGACCGAGATTCCCATATCGAGTGCTAGCCAAGACTTCCCCATCTTCGGGGCTCCGACGATCATCCCCACTGACTCTGCAAGGACTGTATGATCTATTAGCCATCGACCCTCGCGAACTGGGGTCTCGAGGAACATGTCTAGAGAAGCTCTCGAGACACGACGAGATCGTTTTCTCATCGTCTGATCGATCAAGTGATCGATTAACTTCGTCATCTCTCGAGTGTCTTGAACTCGTAACCAGACATCTCGTAAATCTTTCTCCCCGCAGAATGGATCAAGTATCTTCGATAGCTCACATGAGATGGGAACTATCCCTTCGCCTAAACATAACTCAGCAACAGACTCCTGTGACTTCTGACCTGCTTCATCATAGTCGAACAAGATGACGACCTCGCGAACCCCGAGCGTTTTGAATTGAGCGAAACTGCGATCTAGGTTCGGGGTCTGAGCACCTTTCGTAACTCCAAATGCTGTCAAACCCAAATGCTTTAGAACCCCACAATCGGACTCTCCTTCTGTCAGATAGATTCGAGTTGGGACAGCCGAAGGAGGATCAGGCCAGAGAGGGGGTGTAGCTGCCCCCTGAGGGTGCCAAGAGTAGACTTTACCCCCAGCAGCACGATGCTTCGTGACTGAAGATCGATCCCAAGTAAACTTGATTGTAGTCTCGTCGAATACGACACCCCAAGATTCCCATTCACTGACTTTCACTCCAGTGTAGCTTTCCCACCAAGCTGAAGCCGACGATGATATTGAAGTAGGGGTCGATGAGATTGAGATGGGCGAGGGAGTATCAAGCATCTTCACAATGTCTCCGTAAGAGCATCCTGCAAAGCAGTGAACGAGAACTCCCCCGTTGGGAGACTCGGTTATCGACAGCGAAGCCTTAATGTCAGCATGTGCAGGACACTTCGCGGAATACCCATTACCTGCTGGAGTAACATCTTCGAGATGCTCCAGCCACCAATCGAGGGATCGTTTATCCATTAAAGCTCCCTCATATCACCCCAACGTTTCCCGAGCTTGATGTCAACTTTCAACGGGATATCGAAGGTCATTCCTTCAGGGAGAGCTCTACAGACTTCCATTGTAGACTTGATTATCGGGATCCACTCTTCGACTGACTCTTCGGGGATGAGAAACAGGATTGAGTCATGCACTGTCGAGATGATTCGGACTTCCTGAGGCAACACGTGTCTATGAAGATAGATCAGATTTGTCAGACAGATGTCTGACGCCAGAGACTGAACTGGCGAATTGACCCCCTTTCGCTCCATCAAGAAAGCAGTGTCCCTCATCATGAGAGGGAATCTCCGACGACGTCCTACTGGTGTCTCCACATACCGTTGAGCACGAACAAGACGATGTTGTCGATCGATCCAATCGCGAAGACCCGGGAAACCGTTCAGAAAGTCCGACAAGAACTCTTCGGCTTCTTTGAGTGTCCATGGCGTGCCTCCCTGCTCTACAACATAATCCATCTCCCAGCCCTCGGCCAGAGACTTAGCTCCTCGCCCATAGATGATACCGAAGTCAACATACTTCGCCATGTATCGTTCTAGCTGAGTGATTTGAGCAGCAGGCTTCTTAAACATCGCCGCTGCAACCTCACGATGAATATCCCGACCTGTCCTGAAGATTGCTGTCATATTGAGGTCGCGAGAATACCAGGCTACTACCCGGAGTTCGAGCTGAGAATAGTCTCCCTCAGCTAGGACATACCCCTCAGGTGCCTCGAAGCCATCACGAACAATTCGACCCATTAGGATCGGGATGTTCTGAAGGTTTGGGTCTCGGCAGGATAGTCGACCTGTGTCTGCTCCTGTAAGCAGGAAGTCTGGGTGGACCCGACCATCGACCTGTCGGTCCAACAGACCAACCATGTAGGTCTGAAGTACCTTCGATTTCTGACGATAGTCCATCAACGTCGTCAAGAACTGTTTGACGGTCTCGGAAAGCTTTAGATGACGTTTGAGGAATGAGTTTACGAAGTCTCGTTCTGTCGACTCAAGTTCGACACCCATCCCAGCCATCACCTTCTTGATCTGAATGGGTGAGGCTGGGTTCAAGTCGTCGACCTCATACTCCTTAGCGATTGCCTTGAGTGTCGCCGAATATCCTTCGAGCTCTTTGATGAGCTTTTTTGACTGCTTCTCGAAGTACTTGATGCTAATTGGGAACCCTTCACGTTCGATCTGAGCAAATGCACAAGCTCCCGGAACGAGAACATTATTGACGAGACTCATCAGCTTCGGAGACTCTTCCATCAGTTCGCTGATGAGATCGAAGTATAACCGAACTGTACAATAGCAGTCCATCGCATGATAGGTGTAGAGAGTCTCCCAGGGACGTTCGTCATAGGGGATCTCCAAGAACTTATCGAAGTTGAAATGATAGTCAGGGATGTCGTATCGAATGCGGGCTTGATCCTTCAGTCCCAGTCCCTGAAAGCCACGACCAGTATTAGCATCACCCGATCCTCGTTCATCTCGAGCATACTGCATCAACATTGTGTCTGCTACATTCGCCGGCTCGAAGTCTTCATCAAGCCAAGATTGAAAGAACTGCAGATCGAACTTACAGTTGTGAAAGACCGTGATGTTCTTCGGGTTGTGAACGAGATCGAGAATAGCTTGTGTTACATCTGAAGTATCAGCGAACTCGAACGGGATGATGACATTGATGCCTTGAAGGGGGTTGTCTTGATCAATCGCCCCAAAGCCGACTGAGAAGATCTCCCCTTGCAAGAAGTCGAACCCAGAAGTCTCCAGGTCGCAGGATACTACTGTCGCTGACTTGAGATAGCCGAGGTATTCGATTGCAGACTCGATTGAGCCAGCAATCAGATTTGTAGTCTCCGGAGCAGGGAGCGGAGCGAAGTTCATGAACCACTTCTGAATATCTGCTGAGAAATCCCTAAACAGATCAGGAGTTCGAGTTACAGCAGCAGGGTGAAATGTGGGAACAAGATAAGTCTCATCTTCGTCTTCGATGTCTGTTTCGCCGATATGGGGCTTAACTGTGTGCTTCCACATCATCCCCTGCCCCCGAACTTTTGTGATAGCAGTAGTCTTCCCGGGAGAAAGCAACGCTGAAGTTGCAATCCCCCCAACCGTCAGAATCTTGGTTGGGGAGACTTCGTAGAGTTCTCTCATCAGACGATCCGCACAAGCGTTTTGAGCTGTCTGCGATGGGGTCTTATTGTCAGGGGGTCTGCACAGACAGACGTTTGTGTAGTAGACGTTCTCCGACCCAACTCCTACAGCATCGAGAGTCGTTCGAAGAAGCTGCCCGGAGACTCCAACAAAGGGTTTCTTCTGAACGACTTCGGTAGCCCCTGGGGCCTCTCCGATGACTGCAGGAGCGTTCTTGGGACCGACTCCAAGAACGGGTGGACAATCCCTAAGTGGACAAGTTAGACAAGGTTCGTAGTTTGATATCATCAGTGCCTCCCGAGACGACTGCATCAAATACTTCGATGTTCTTTCGAACGATTACAAGCTGTTCTTTAGAAAGTTCAGTGATGAAGTAGTACTTGGATCGTTTGGGATATGCAGGGACGGGCTTCGCAGGATCGAGTAGGATATGTGCTTGACCGTAGACCATTGGCTTGGCTGAGTCGATCGACCTAATTCGATCTCCGAAGTCGTTGACGATCTGGCGAAGTGCCCAAAGATCACGACCCCACCCGAGAAGATGAATCTGAACATCGGGAAGAGTTTCTACTATCGGGAAGATAGTCTTCTCTAAGAGACGATGCATCCCCCCTTCCCACAGTTCGTAGTCTTTCGAAACACCGATTGTGGGAAGGAAGTTTAGAGGGAAAGCTGTCTTCTTCTGTGCAGCAAGAAATTCCTTGACTAGACCCTGCAAGCAGAGAGAATATTCGAGAAGGGAGTTCCCCTGAGCTACAAGCATCATTCGGGGGATGGGCGTCATCTGACGAAGTCTCTTCTCGTTTGTTACGAAGAACTGAAGAGCTTCTTTGGTACGACGAATTGTATCGTCACTGTCGAACAGATGATCTGGGCAGACGATCTCAGAAACTCCGAGCTCTTCGGCCTGCGATAGAAGGATGGAAGCAGCCTCTCCAAACTGTCGTTCGTGAGCTGAGTTATCCAGAATGAGATATGCTCCTTCCAGCGACTGGGTTGCATAGAATCTCTTGTATGCAGGCATGTGCAGCAAGTGTGACAGAAGTAGAAGGTACTTTCGACCCGCTGCTAATTCGAGATTCGGGATCGGGGGGATGATAGTTGATATCATGCGAGGTCCTTTCGGAATGGGATAACGTTCTTAGCTAGATATGAATCAATCAAATTCTTCTTAATCTCGGGAATGTAAGTCGGGATTCCGAAGTAGGTTGCCCAGTAGTCATATCGATCGAGAATGTGAAGATCTCTCTGCAGCTCTGCAGGATCCCACTCATGGGGTTCAGTATAGACGCACTGAGCAGGTTCCTTCCAGCGCCAGGTTCGCGAGAAGCCCTTCTTCTTAAGCACCATCGTCGTATCGAGGTACTTCGAAATCTGGATACGAGCCGAAGCATGACAAGCAAGAGGATGATTCGGCCAGACATCACACCCAGTTGGTGACTCAAGAGGGCACGAACTGTGTGGCTTGATAGCTGAGTAGAAGGTCTTTTCGTCTCCGTCGACCCAGAGAGATCTCTCTTCGAACTGGATCTTAGCCTCGAGAGGGAGTCGCTTCCATTCCATCTCGCCCGGGACATAATCGAGAGTCAATGGCCCGAAGGATCTACAACAAGCCCGACACCCTGTAGTGCAGATGAACTTGCGAAAGATTGACGGACCTATCTTGACGCTCTTGTTTGAGACTAGAGTCTCTGTGACCTTCCCGACTTGAACTTTGACGACCAGATGTTCTGGAGAGAGCTGAATCAGATGTCCAAGCTCACGAACGACCGTGTAGGAGAGGGCGAGTGTCATGACCACTTCTTCTTCTGCAAGAAGGCCAGGAGGAACCCGCAGTAGTTGATGATATCCTGAACTTCCATGCGAACCTTGTCCATCTCACCGTGCATCTCGTACCCGACAACTCTTGCAGCTTTCGTGAAGATCATGAAGGCTAGATCTGCTGTCTTGTGAGGGAACATTTGATCGATTGCAACGATGTCGTTCTCTCCAGCGTCAGTGTGAATCTGAATGATCTTCTGACACTCTGAGATTTCTTCCTGAACTACTTCGATAAAGCTTGGCATATTACCTCCTTCTAGAATTGATAGAGAGTGGACCCTCGAGGGCTCGAACCTCGATCGCCTGCGGGAGGACAGGCCGTTCTCCCAGTTGAACGCAAGGGCCCATGCTGTCCCACTTTCGTGGGACAGGTGATGCATCTAGATACTTGCTTCGATCTTTTTGACCCAATTGACTGCGAGATATGTGAATGGGGTCGCAAGAGCTTCATACGACGTCTTGAATGCCCAGGTCGACAGAGACATTGCAATCACTGCCGAGAAGGGGATCACTCCTGTGAACGCGATGATGGCGAAGAGGAACGAATCTACTCCCTCGCCAGCGATAGTGCTTCCAATAGTTCGAACCCACAGGAATCGAGGGCCTGTCAGCTCCTTGATCTTGACGAGTGTCCAAGCATTCACATTCGATCCAATTAAGTAGGCAATGAATGACCCAACTAGCAGTCGAGGAGTGAATCCCAAGACTATCTTGAAGGCCTCCTGGTTAGTCCAGAACCCTGGGGCGGGTAGCTGCAAGCATATCAGGAAGAATATGACAGCAAACAGGTTAGCAGCGAACCCTATGAGAATAGCTCTACGAGCTGTTTGCAAACCGTAGACTTCAGGGATGACATCTCCGATGATATACACAATCGGGAACAGGAGCTCGGCTGTAGTCAGAATCAGCCCGAAGGGAGCCGCCCAAAGCTTACCAGCGATGATGTTTGAGACCACCAAGGCCACCGAGCCAAGAACGACCAGGATGACGAGCAAGATCGAAAAACGTTTGTGCAACATTTGAGTAATCTCCTTTAAGTAGTTTTGGATGGGTTGTCTACGACCATAGGTGCTCAGCCTGGCTTGAGAGCTGGTTCCTCCCTAGCGATCTTGAAGTCGGCGAGGGAGATGGGTAGAACAGATCCCTTGATCCAAGCCGAGGCTCGAATCCCTACCCCACCGCGAGGAGCCTGAGTAATAACGACTCCAATAGACTTCGCGTCAAGAACTTCCTGCACATCACGAGCAATCTCGCTCGCAAGGGCTTCACAGAAGGTTCCCTTCTCGCGAAATGTCATCAAGTATAGCTTCAGACTCTTAGACTCGAGACACTTGGTGTTTGGGCGATACGAAATCTCGACCGTCCCGAAGTCTGGCTGCCCGGTAACAGGGCAGAGAGATGTGAATTCATGAGTCGTCATGACGACCTCGTCTACATGGTCGGGTGTCGTGAAAGTCTCGAGATGCTTGGTTGCACCACGAACATTCTGACCCAATGCATGAAATCGTTCACTCGCTGATGACGGTAGCATATGAGCTCCTTTCGAGCATCCCCCGAAGTGTAGGGATAAGATCGAGGGCTTTGCTTTCCTTCTTCAGATACAACTCCATGTTCTTCGCCCAGAGATCTGCAGTATAGGGGTTCGTCTTCAGCTCAATGTGGAAGCCAGTAGGGCATCGCATGTAAATATTCTCCCAAGCTAGATCCCAAAGTAGTGAGAGCTGATATAAGAAGATGGACTTCTCCGAAGCAGTTCGATGAACAAGCTCGCCAGCAAGACGAAATCCCATCGAGGGCAAAGCTATCTTCTGGGCTTCGTTGTCTCCGACTATAGTGTCTTCGATCAGTCGGCGACCTTCGAAGACAGCTTGTGCAACAGCTGTGAAGTATAGCGTTGTCTCTACACGCCTTCGACGGAATTCGGGAAGAACGCCCACATGACCGAGCTTGACCATATGACTCTGTGGACGACCTCCGAACATATGAGCCCCGACGATCTTGCTGCCGAACTCTGCTACCCAGAGAGATGGGCGAACTTTGATGCAGTCCCGAATCTGATCTCTCATTGTGAAGCCACCGAGACCAGCGATGATGTCTGGGTGGTTGAAGAGCTCCTGAATTGTGTCCAGGTCCTCGAGCGTTCCAAATCTGACATTCAAGTTCATTTGTTCCTCCTGAGTGGTAGATCGATATGAGCTGGTTGATTGCCAGCAGCAGGCTTGATCGGCTGACCGACCATGATAGCAATACGAATCAGCAACCTGATGGGGGCTGTGATCCATGCCCAGTTTTTAGTGCCGGAGTGTTTGACTTTGATTTCCATAAGTTGCGGGGAGTGGATTCGGACCACTGACCTCCTGGTTATGAGCCAGACGAGCTGACCGCTGCTCTACCCCGCAAGGGGCCCTGCTGGGTCGTTCACCCCAGCAGGGATCGTACAGATGGGGAGAATGAAGTACCCGCTTCAAACCGAGTAGGGACAGTCACCTGTCACACGCTCCTCATCTCCAACTCGCGTCGCTCGTCTCCCTTGCGCTTCGTCAGCCCGGACTACGATCACGACGCAAACTTGGCTACTTGAGCTTCAGAGCCGGGGCTTTCTTTGCGGGAGCAATCGGGCCCTTGGAATTGACCACAACCGCGGTCTTCTTGGCAGGAGCAGGGGCTTCTTGAACGCTCACAAGATCTTCCACGCGATTCTGTGTACGACCTTGATAGAGCTCGATCGTGACGATGGCAAGAGCCGGGATGCCGGAGAGCTCAGGAGATGTTACATACTTCGACTCTTCATCGATCTCGAAGGACATCTGCTCTTCCAAGACGCCCAGGTTGTTCAGAACAGCCTTCAGACGCCACAGGCTCTTTTCGGAAAGCGAGGTCGTGAAGAAGAGATGGCGACCAGCATACTCCTCACCACTCACGATCAAGTCCCAGGATAGATACGGGACATCGCTGGACTTCGAGTCACGCATTTCAACATGATCGACCGTGACTGGGTAGCTTCCTTCGGGAAGTGCAGCAAAGTCCTCTACTGCACCGAAGTCAATCTGAATTTGCTTCGACATACTATTCACCTTCTTTCTTTGTGAGTTTCTTCCCAGCAACAGCCTTTGAAGGCATCGGGAAGTGAAGGACATCCATCAGGGATGTCACAGTCGGATCGATAATCTCATCTGGTACTTCAGCATCGAGCTCTTGAGGGATGCGAATCTTCGTGCGGAACTTGGCGTAGTTCTTCAAGACCATCACGCGATGAGTCTCGTTCTCATTCGTCTCTGGGTTGGGAATGTCTGAGAGTGCCAAGTATGCAACAACATCGAAGATGCCCATCACCTCATCTGCGAAGGCACCTGCTAGTGCTGGCTTGATGACTGTACCCTCTCGGGGATCGATGTCCGACTTCGACGTTGCTGTGCAGAAGACGTGCACAGGGAGATCGCGGAAGGTACGAAGTAAGCGACGCATTTGAACGAGAGCAATTCCATAGTCGCCCTGCTCGAGGAGGTCTGGGATCGTTCGCTTGCGGTCCCCGGCAACGAGCTGTGCCAGGAGAGCGAACGTATGTGTTTCGGAGATCGAATCCAGACCAATGGACTTGTACTGATGCTCCCCTGACAACATCGTGTACACTCGATTGTAATCTTCCCAGGATCGAATGCGTTCAATGTCGATATCACGACCTACGAGGGATTGAGTTCCGCCTTCGTAGTCGATCAGGAGCATTGGAGAAGTTCGTTCGTCGTCATTCGCCGTAGCAATGAGACGAGTCTTCCCCGCCCCAGACGGGGCATGGACGAGACACTTGAGAAAACGGTTACTTTCTGGCTTGGTGATTGGCATAAGTTTATCCTCCGGTAGATTCAGTCTAATTGCTCAAGATTAAGTAAACCTTAGAAACAGATTAGAGTTCACGATGCGACCCTGTCAAACTGTGAGTGTAAGAGTGCGTCGGCATCACCACCATCGTCCATCGCTTTACATACTGCAATGTAAGGACAATACCCGCATCGATAGATCGACGGTGCAGGGTAAGCATAGATCTCGGGCTGAAGAATACTCTTCTCGATCTCTACAGCCCGGGTGATGGTACGCCTCTCAAACGCTTTTAGTTCTGCTAGGTTCCTGTGACCTCCTTCCCGAATGAAGTATCGCTTCCATCCTCGTGCTTTCAAGATCGAGAGATACTCTGCGTAGTCTTCATCATTCAACCCACGCTTCTTGATCTCTTCGAGATACAACGCTACGGTCGTAGGTTGATCTTGAGCTTTCGATAGAGCTCCCGTCTTCAGAACAGCTGGGGGCATCGGGTAGCTCTTCACGAGGGTATTGAATAGAAAGCCCTGGGCAATCTTCCCGGTCTTCTTCCAGAGCAGGTAGATGTAGCCTGTGACTTGCTCATCCACTTCGAGAGCTGCTGACTCGAGGGGTCGAGAAGCTGTTTTGTGATCGATGATGAACATTCCGTCGGGACGTTCGAGAACCAAGTCCATCTGTCCCGAGAGAGTGACTTCAGAACCAGGGAGCTGAACGTTGAG